TATCGTTCCCAATAATTCGGCCTTCACTGGTTCAATAGGAGATCTTAAATTTGACAATGATTATTTATACTATGCAATAGCAAATAACTCTTGGAAAAGAGTTGGATTGAGCTCGTTCTAAAAGATTAATTATTTATAAAAGAAAAAGGAGACCAAATTGGTCTCCTTTTTTTATAGCCAAGGAACATCGAACTTGTGGATTTTCTTATCTAGCTTTTTTACTTTTACATTATGGTCCGGAACGTTAAATAACATAATTGCGTTATCTCCTTCTTTCCAGTTTTCCCATCTTTCAACTGCTTCATCGATTAACGAATCTTCAAAATGATTCTTTGCACTCCAGTTAATTAACTTCTTCCTGATGTCTCTTCTTATCCATGCCGCATGGCCCATTCTGAGCTCATGATCTTCAAAGATGTATGTACCTAGGTTAGAGGGGTTATTAATTCGTCTGGTAGGGTCTGTGGGTCCCGGAGCGGGGCCCTGGTAAGTATATTTAAAGTATGTTGAATGAACCCAAGGAACAAATGGTCTGAATGGATAAACTAAATAATGCTCAAAATCTCTATAATAATTTACATAAGAGCAATAAGTTATTGTATATCCCTTTTCATTTATTAAATTTAACCCATTTGCAAACTGATCTGCATCATAAAATTCGTCAGCATCTGCAGAAATAACATGAGAACATCCTTTTTCTTTTGCTTTATCTATAGCCATATTCCGTTTATCGCATTCTTGCTCTCTAGAATATTTTGCAGTATTTCCCTTAAATTCTATTAATTCATCAACCAAACCTAATTTTTTTAATCTATAGAGTTCTTCCATATCTTCTTCTGCCATTGGATTACCCCAGTATGATTTTGCCTGCCAAACTGCCCCAACATAATCTATTTGATCTCGTATTTCTGATAATACACCTTCTAATAGCTCAGACGCGTCAAACGCGTTTATCATATAGCCTAACTTCTTTATACTCATAATTCTTTCTTTAATTTACAATTTTTACCATGCCATCTTCCATACATTCCTGGAGAATATGTTTTTTCACAATATTCACAAAAAACTTTTTTTCGGTTTTTTGCTCTTTTACTTTGTTTGTTCTTAGTTTCTATAGAATGAGTATTTCCATACATCCCATTTTTTTCTCCTAAAATTAAATATCCCTTTCCATACATAGGATTATTTTCTCCAGATGTATTCTCAGATATTTTATGTTTATATGCTAAAGCTTTTTCTTTCCCAAGTTGCTCTTCATATGTTCTACCCTTTTTAAACAGCTGATTATATTTTCTTATTTCTTTGCCTTCTTTATCTTTATGAGCTAGCCCAATTTTTATTTTTGTTTCTTCGTTATGAAAAGAATTAGGTACGCCTAAACCACCTTTTGGACTTATATTATATCCATTATTTATTGTATTGTATTCATTTATCCATTTTTCTTGTGCACCATAAGCCTCTTCTTTCGAATTAAAAAATTCTAGAATTTCTTTTTGAAAATTTTCTTTTTTATGTTTTTTAATTGAATTTTTCAATTTTACACCGCTACCTAAATACCCATCATCTAAATTATTAGTAGAATGGTCTCCAACGTATTGCTTTCCATTTATTAAATTAGTTGTTACATAAACAAAATTATACTGTTTTTCCATCTGCAAATTTTCTTTTATAATAAGTGTGTTTGTATTCTAATCCTTTAACAGATGTTACCCAACTGCTATCTCCTACTACATCAAAGTTTTCTTTTAATTTGTATATAGGAAATTTTATATCTGCAGTTGGAAACATTTTATTTACCCATGTTATATCTATTTCATCTACTAAATCTAAAGTTGATTCATACATCATTGCACCACCAATAATATAAATTTCTTGCCAATCTTTTTTTAATTCTTTCGCTAATTCAATGGCATCAGCTAAGTTAATTAAATGATAAACATCAGCACCATCTGGAACATCAATTTCTTTCCCATCCTCATAGCCAGATACTACTATATGGGTTCTTCCCATAAGAGCAACTGCTGGTAAACTATAAAAAGTATTAACTCCACAAATACAAATATTATCTAATGTTTTTAACTTGTATCTCTTTAAATCCTCAGGAATGTGCCAAAGCAATTTATTATCTTTTCCTATTTTACCGTCTATACTGACTGCTGCTATTATTTTCAAAATTTTAATCTTTTACGAGGTTCTTTATTATGTTTAGAAGTTTGCCGAATATATTCAACAGCTTTATCTCTTCTTCTTTTATTCGCTAATTTTATATATTTAGTATTCTCTATTCCAATCAATATAATTAATATAATTATTACAACTCCTGATAGCAATGCTAAATATAAAAATAAGTTTGTCCATGTCATTTATAAATCAGTTATTTTCAAAGAATCTTTAGAAGTTGTTTTTTTTAATCCTGTAAATAACTCGGCTTTAATTTTATTATGGGAGTTATAATTAATCAATTCAAAATCATCTATGTTTAATTTTAAAATATCATCCAATGAATTAATCTCCTTATTTATCTTCATCTTAGGAAGAGTCATTGGATTTCTAGATAACTGTTCTTTCACTTGATCAATATGATCTACATATAAGTGAGTATCTCCTCCTACCCAATTAGAAATTCCCGGTATCATATTATTAGCTTTTGCAAAAATCATAAGTAATAACGACATTGAAGCAATATTAAAGGGAACTCCCAATAAAGTATCACAGGATCTTTGATACATATTTAAATCTAAATAAAATTCTGGAATATAATTTTTGAAATATTCTTCTTGTTTTTCTCTTGACTGTTCATCCCAATCATCAACAACATCTCTATTTGGCTTTTTTACATGAAACCAATAATCCACTCTTTCTTTCCATGACAAAGGTCTCACAATAAACTGGTATAAAAGATGACAAGGAGGGAGAGCCATTTCTGGAAAATCCGCTTTATTCCATCCATCAATTATATGATAACGAGAATAAGGGTTATTTTTTAATCCTTCCAAAACATCTTTTACTTGATCAACTCCATTTTGATTTCTCCATTGATATCCATAAACTTTTCCAAGATCACCTAGTGTATATCTATTTCCATTGTTTTCAGTCCAATAAGGAAGTTCTTTTTTATTATCACATCTTGGATGTTTTATTAACTCTATAAATTCTTCCATTGATAATTCATCCCCACTTGATCTTTCATGATATTTTTTTAAATACCATCGATATGCATCCCCATTCCAGATATTTACATTATTATCAACTAAATATTTGATATTGGTTTCACCCCGGAGGAACCACAATAGCTCATGTATAATTCCCTTCAGATACATTTTTTTGGTAGTTAAAAGAGGAAATCCCTCTGATAAGTCCATTTTGATGTTTCCAAATGATAATCCAATGGTATTGGGCATATTGGCTCTCCCACTTTCTTTTTCGACTCCATTTTCTAAAATATCTTGAAGAAGATCTAAATATTGTTTCATTTTAAAATTGTTTATTCTTTATATGATAAAATGAAGGAAAGGATTTAACTTATTGTGGAAAAGTTAATACGCCTGCATTTTGTGTTGCAAATTCAAATTGGAACTGGCCTGATCTGAATGCGGAGGCAACTGAGGCGCCAATTGCTGCTGCTAATTCTTCAGTATTTATAATTGGTTGGGCCGCTGCTTTTATTGCAGAAGTAGTTGGGGTAGTTCCTTTTCTGGCTTCTATTCTAGCTACTTGACGTTCTCCTCTATCTTCTTTTCTTTCTTGATTAACTTTTGCAATATTATGCATCATTCCACCCACTCCAGTATTTTCTCTAGTAATTTCAGCATAAGCACTAGCTTTTACTAAATCAATTTTATTAATCGCATCTGCTAATGCTCCAATGCTTGTAGCAATATTCATTAACGATTTCGCTGTAATATCTAGTTCATCAGTATTCTTAGCCAACTTTCCTAATTGTCTAATCATTCCATCAAACTCTTTCATTTTTTTACCAGCTTTTTTACCATCTCTTTTATTAACCTTATCTAAAGATCCAGATAAAGCAGTAGAAAAAGAGGCCAATACAGAAGCAACATTATTAGCAATATCTGTTATATTAGTTTTACTCATAATAACAGGGTTTCCTTTGTCATCATATACAGGATTTCCATATGCATCCATTTTATATGTAA